CCAGAAATGACAATAGGGAAATAGCCCGCCGGGTCCGCAACCGGGGCTTCGGGGAGCTGCGTGATCCTCGTGGGGATCAAATTAGTGGGCACATTTGACATGCTTTTTACGGCTCCACGTAATCGTCAAAGTTTTCAGTTGTCACGAAGCTATTACCGTCTTCGCTGATCAAACCCGCTGGGTCCGTCGCCACCGAGACATCAGGCCGAACAAACGGCAACGTAATGCGCTCAGTCTGTCGCGCCGGAAGTCTGTACGGGTCAAGTTCGTCTACGTCATCCTTACACACGCGCAAGCCCGGAGAGTTAGGATCTGACATCAACGCACCAATCGGAAACTTACGACTACAACGGTCGCAACAACCGATAGCAGCGTAAGCAAGACCGCGAGTATCAAGAAACAGGGACATTGTTTGCCTCCTGTTTTTTTAACAGTTTTGCAGCGTAAGAAGCTTTTGCAGCAAGTCTTCGCTGATTTGAGATCATGATTCGATACTCTTCGTTTTGCATGCGCTCACGAAAAGTGTTTGAAGCTTTTTCTCTGCACTGTTTATACCAGTCTGGGTTTTTAGCTTCTTTTTCCATCCTTGCTTTTGCAGCTTTAGATCGAGCCTGACGATATTTTTTGTCAAACTCAAGATCTTTGACTCTGCGATTTTTAAGGTTGGCTTCTCTTTTATAAGCTCCTTCAGAGGAACCGCCGTATTCGCTGCCAACGTTGTAACCATAAGGCCACTTAGTATTAAGAGACCGCATTGTTTCTCTTTCTGCGTCAGCAAGAAATTCCTCAGAAAGCTCTTTTAAAATTTCAAATTTAAAGTTTTCAACTCCATAGTCTGAAATGGCTTGATGTAATGCTTGAAACTTTCTTCTTTTTGATCTTGCTTCATACTTATGAAGTATCCAACGCTGATTACAATTAACAGAACGACCGACATATTTCATGCCGTTCTTTAAGTTTGTAATAACGTAAATACCGCAGATACGCATAATTATCTCGTATATGGCGAAATGAGCGGTGCCCAATAAATCGGGCTGTTGTCCCGCTCCTCATTCTCCGCTTGAGCCAGCGCCTTTTCAGCCTTGGCCTCCAATATTGGCATCAACTGCGCGTCAACTTCCGGTGTCTCTTCTGCCAGCTTTGAAGCCAGCAACGCCACGATGGCATCAAACCAACGCTGTGGAACATCCAGCTCCTGCGTCATCGTGCCTACATCCTGAATGTATCGGTGCCGCCACAACACAATCTGCTGGGTCGTCGCTGCCGCATTCGGCACTGGCCACAAGTGCATAATTGGCTGATTCAACTGACGGTCAAACCAGAACTGCAAAGGACGGCCAAGGAAAAATTTATTGGGCAGCGCCGTATAGTCATCACGATTCAATCGCGCTATAGGGATTTCTGTAGGCGTGTTCCCAAAATAAACATCCGTGGCCGATAGAGTCCCGCTCGTCGCACGAACGCGGAAATAGTTGTTGGTCGTCGTAGCGTCAAAGTCTACCCAGAGCCACTGACCCGCTGTCTGCGTCGGAGCCGTCGTATCTTCTTCAGTCGGAACCGAAGTCCACACAACACCGTCAACAGATTGCTCCACCACAAACGGCACCGCAGCCGCGCTCCAAAGAACACCTACTGTCGTCAGCGTCGTACCGCCTGATACCGCCAGCGTGATCGTGGTTGAACTCGTCGTCTCTGTTCCCGTTACTTCCTGAAGCGTGCGCAGGTTGGTGTTCAATACGTCCACCGTCCCGAGCGGCAACGTCACTGCGCCATACCCCTCGTACAAGGGCATGATGATCTTTTCAATACACCAAAGCTGAACGCCTCGGTTCGCAAGGTTGGCCAGAATCAGGTAAAGCTGGTCGTTCGCAACATTGATCATCTCAGAAGTGATCTGCTGCGCACCCAAACGACAACGCCTGAAGGCATGGTCAATGACCTGCCTCGTTGTAAACTGAGTTGTCGAAACTGTACCGGAAGTTGCCATCAGGGTCCCTCTTGCGCCTTGGCCCACTGCACCGAGCAGACCCTAATGACCTACAGGACTAGTTTAACATCAGTCGCCGCCGTACATGGGCTTACGACGATGCACCGGCATACCGCCATGCTTCTTGCGGTCCGGCATATCCAAGCTGAGGCCCGGAGCGTACTTTTCAGCGTGACGCGCTTTATCCAATGCACGACGCTCCATGGCACGCTCTCGCGCCATACGACGACCTTTTATAGGCGTGTAACGAGTCTTCGGACCTTTTGATTTGTAAGCCAAGTTTTCATCGTTGAAGATACCGCCCTCGGCCTTCTTCGGAATCTTGGCACCGGCCTTGCGAGCCTCAGACAGCGCGATCGCTACCGCCTGCTTGCGATTCTTGACCACCGGACCCTTCTTGGACCCAGAGTGCAATTCGCCCTTCTTGTACTCGCGCATGACCTTGGCAACTTTGCCGCCCTTGGCAAAACGGCCCGGAGCGGGCGGAGCAAGCATAGCCAAAGGAGATTCCGGAACCGGCATGATGGAATAACGAGGCTCTTCAGGCATGGGTTCAGGGACAGAGCCTTTACCCGGTCCCGGCATCACAAATTTGCGAGTCGGACGCATCGCAGCTTCGCGCTCGGCATTAATGCGATCTTCCACACGTTGCCGACGCGCCATCTGGCCGGGACGCATACCGCGATCAAGTCGGCTTTCCGTATCACGAGCGTAACGAGCTTCGGGGAGTCTCGGCGGAGCATCGTAATAATCTTCCGGTGGCGGTAGCGGAGCACCTTTGTTTTTTAAAATCCCGTCTGGATTAGCCGCATACACTGCCTCAAGATCTTTTTGAATTTGAGCATTGATTTTTGCTTGCTCAGGATTGGCAGCATCATACGCTTGCTGCTGCAAAAGAGCTTCTTCTGGCGTAAGTTCAGCAATTGGCGTAAGTTCGGGCAAACCGCCCTTTGCAAACCCCTGCCGTCGCCCACGAGCAGGCTTCGACTCCATCTTCGGAGCACCCCGCGCAGGAGCATTCGGCTTCGCCCGAGCAGGCACGCCCTTAGCAGACGCTTTAGCCTTAGCGGGCACCTTGGTCACATGACCGCCCTTGGCGTAACGCTGAACATGAAACCCGCCCGAAGCCGGGAACGAAAAGTCCTTCACATATTTAACGGCCATTGAATTTTCCTCTCAAGGAATACCAGTAACTGGTCAATGATGCTTTGAACACCAAATACTTGACCACCAATTGATCGCGCCAAGATAACTTGGTTTGCTTCGCCGGTTTCTTAGCTTTAGCCATATCAGCAATCCCACTTGCGAAGTGACAACGCTTTGCGCGTCGGGCGACCTTTTTCATCTTTCATCGGCCCCGGCATTCCTGACATCCGCGCACAGAACGACTTACGCCGTGCCGCAGCCTTGGGGGACTTCTTGGCCTGCTTGGCAGATACCGGTGGCTTGAGCGTCCCTCCCGTCTCGCGCTTGTATGAAGCACGCCCAGCAGCGTTCAAACCGCCAGATTTTGACTGTCCTTCCACCCTAGCCCAAGCAGGTGTTTTATATTTTTTCACTTTATTTTCGCCATTATGCGTTCGCACCACATAACCAAATCAATCTGGGTAAGATCTTGCTTCATTCGATTAACTACATCGCAAACAAATTGTACATTTCCCCGTAAATACCCAACAGAGCTGTTAATCCTATCTAAACTAATATTGGTTGGTACACGACCATTCCCAGCTATATAAGTCATTTTTACCCCAGACAAGGCGCATAAGCCTTGCTGTTGTTCATAAATATGCAAGAGATACATAAGGTCTAAATCAAAGCCAAGTTGTTTCTTGCGTTTTGTTGCATGATTAAGAATGCTAGAAATAAAATTTTTTGGTGTAAATGATCGTTTTTGAGATTTAACTGCGTATATTTTAGAATTGTTTTGTTTTGCAAAATTAAGAACACACGGCTTGCAACGGGTTCGGTATTTTTTTGTTCCATCCGCAAAACAGCCATTTGCATAAAACTCTGACAACGGCTTTTCAATTTGGCAAACTTTGCATGTTTGTGCATTTGCAAGAAGAATAGACGCATGAACAGGCCTCGCCCAATGTTTTCTTCCTCCGCTAACCCGGCACTTTTTGCAATATGGGCGATACCTAATAGCCCCATCACTGCGTTTGCTATGCGCATAATACTCGGAAGGTGGTTTATCTTTTCCGCATTTTGCACAAAAAGCAGGGGAATCGTCGCCGTGGTAGCGAATGATGTAAGAGTTGAAGCGTTGCATGTAGCCATCATACTTAATCCACGCTAACTTGTCTTGCCTTTCTTACGCTGCCAAGCGGGACTCTTTGCCGCTCCGCCCTTGGAGTACATCTGCCAGCCAGACCAGTCGCCTGAGCACTTCATCAGGCAATTCTCTGCATGTTAAAAATGACAGAGGGAACTTCAGGGATCACGCCAGAAGCCGTCGTGTAATCAAGCGAGATAGCCGTGTTACTTGCCGACCAAATCAACTGTATGTAGCTGCTTACGGTCAGTGACTCAAAAATCGTCACTTGAGCCAATGTTTTTCCGCCATCTGCTACTTTAGGAACAGAAATGATCGAAGCCGAGTTGGGGATGTTAGTCCCGTCTTTTCTAAACCAAAACGTAGAGGTGTGGTTGCTGCTGTCAGAATTTGCGAATTGAAGGCTAGCGTTAACCGAATAAATACCAGACGCAGCTACCGTAACATTAGTGCTAGATGCAATCGTAATCCCCGTGTTAAACGAGGCTGCGTTGTTCATCTGCACGACATACGCTACGTTGGCAGAAACCGCCGTTTGATCTGTATGAGATTCAAACTGACCAATTGCACGGTTCGTGATCGTATTAAACGGAACTGCACCAGCCGTGATCGTGATGGAGTCAAACTCGCCAACAGCGTTACTTAACGTGACAGACCCCAGCACGCCGCTCGTAATGTTGAGCGAATTGCCCACAAACGTCTTGATCTGCGTAGCCGACGCCTTGACTGACGATCCAGCCTGAACTGCTTCAAAAAGTTCAGTACCCCCCAGCGCCGTCGCTGCCGTAAGGTCCGTAATCTTGACGTTAGCCATGGCTTACTTCGTAGACTGCTGGACGCAAGTGAATCGCACCGAGCCGCTGCCCGAATTGATCTTCAAGCGCACCGCTCGCATCAACGTCGTCGTAAACTGCGTCTCATCACCACTCGCCGCCGTCAAGCTCGCATTCGGATGCGCCACCGCTAACTGCTGGATCGAACGGTCAAACGGATCTTCGTTGGTGTACTCAACCGAGTAATTCACCGTTCCGCTAACTTTGTTCGAAATATTGGTGACCTGATTCGGCGTGTAAATGTCCAGCGGAATCCAATCGGTGTAACCGGGTACCGCATTGCCCACGCTAATCGTTGCGCTCGTCGGAGCCGATGCCGTAATTTCCGTCACCGTTGCAAACGACAACGAACCCGTCACCGTGCCCGATGCGCTAATCGCAATTGACTCAGTTTGAGTCCCGCCGCCCGGACGAGTGCCCGTTACCACAAAGGTCACCGCAGCAGAGGCTTCGCTAAATACGGTCAAATATGCCGGAACCGTCAGCGTGGCAACGCCGCCAGAAGCCAACGTACCGTCAACAGTAATCGCGCCCGAAGCATTCAGAAGCTGCTCGTTCGCTACGCTGTCTGCATCTGCCGCCGGTTGTGATCTTGTAAAACTAATAGGACGCATGGTTGCTTTCCCTCATAATCACAAGAAAAGAGGGGCCGAAGCCCCCCTCGTCATTACAGCGTGATGCTCTGGAACAAGCCAATGTAGCGCGTGTTCGCGCCCACCATGACCTGCAAATATCCAAGGTTGGACGATACCGTTCCCGATACCGCGCTGCCCAGCGTGACTTTGGCAGTGCCAATCGTCAGCGTCGTCGTGACCAAATTGGTAATGTTGCCTGAGCTGGCGGAAATCGTGCCCGAAAGCATGTCGCCTTCAAAGCCGTTGTTAGATCGTACCGGACCGGAAAAAGTTGTTCTGGCCATTGCAAATTACCTCATGCACAAGTCGCCCACCTGTCTGTGCATCGTCCGCTAGGCCGGTCAGATGGGTTAAATACACCTAGTCCTATTATGGAGTTTAGGGTTTTTTACAAAGCAGTCAAGCAAAAAGAAAGGGGGCCGAAGCCCCCTCTCCCAGTCCTTGCGGACTTATTCGCGCAATAAGCTCAGATACCCGGAGTGCCGTACACCGTACGCGGATCGGTGAATCCGACCGCATAACGCTCTGTCGATTTAAAGCGGGTACTGTCGGTCTCGAAGTCGCCTTCCATTGACTTCTCCAAGCCACGACGCATCATCAGCTTCAAGCCTTCCGGCGCGTCCGTCTTCACCCACCAAGCGGTAGTGGAGGTAAGACGCGAGAGGTTAGCCTGACCGC